CGGTACTCTTCGATTGTTCCACCGATGGAAGAGCCATCAGCAGACCAGTGGAAAGTTCGTCCGATGCAGGCTTCACGAATGTCCAAACCAGTTGCGACTCGGCAGACCATTGCATATTCACCAGACCAGACTTGCACTGGTGTTGGTGCAGCTCCTTCGTTGGCAGAGTTGCGAGTTCCGCCGGCAACGATCACATAATCGAGGTCGAACGCAGCGGCCAGCATTTGCTCTGTGATGTCGGAGGCTTTGGTTGCCGAACCAGCACCCGCGGACTCAATCCGGTCAATCACCTGATTGCAGTTTCGCAAGTTGCGGAAAACTTGGCGGTTGATAACGAGAGCGTTAGCCCACAAGCCAGAACCCTCGTAGACCTTCTTCACCGCAGCTTCAACGTCAGTCAGTGGAACAGCGTTTGTTGCGTCGTCCCATTCGTGCGTGATGCCAGTGGTCAGCGGAGCACCAGCCCAAGTGGTCGCATTGAAAATCAAATCCGCAACCCGCTTTTCAGCGTTTCGCATGACGACACCTTGCGCTCGCGCGGTTGCGATTTGCTGGGCTTGCAGCAAGTATCGGTAACGCTCCAAATCTCGATCGTCGACCGGCTCTTCCCAACCGTGTTCTTCGGTCGAATAGGTGAATCGCTCAAACTTGAAATTGCCTCGACCGTAACCAGAACCGCTGGCGCGGGCAGTGTTGCCGGCAAACAGCAATTGCTCCAATGGCAACTTGCCTGGATTGTCAGATTGAAGTCCGACTTCAACAACAGGGCAAACTTTCGTTGCCACGAAGCCGGCCTTGTCGGCTTCCAAGTCGTACTCGAAAAAGGCTGCTAAATCTGGCCGCAGGTTTACTGTGGCCGCACTTCCTGAAATAGGCATTGCTACATCTCCTTAAATCCCCGTAGCAACGCGATTGATGAAATATAAATGTTCCCCGGCTTTGGTGGCCACCTCCACCGGGAAACGCTACGGGGTCAGGTTATGCGATGACAGGAGCAGTTGCGCCGTCAGCATCGTTTCCAACTTCAACGGCAGTCCATTCGGTTCCGTTCCACAACAAAACTGCATAATCGCCAGCGTCAGCAAACGTGATGGTTGCACCATTGCTGAAATTGGATGGGGTCAAAACAGCGTCGCCACCACCATCAGTGATGAGTTTGATTTTCTTCAATTGGCCAGGGAATGTTCCATCAGCCAATGTCCAAGCGTCGCCGCCAGCATCGCTTGCACCAGCGGTATAGAACGTGGTCACGTTGACAGCTCCACCACCGGCAACTAGTGTTTGTTGGGCTGCATCAAGAACGCCGCCGGACGTACCATTTCCGTCCATTCGCTGGACTTCGATGATGTCCTGATCAGCTCCTGAAGCGGTTACGGCGATCCCAATAAAGACCGTTCCGTCGGCAGCCACTTCGCCATCAGCGGCGGCAAAGCATGGACTACCTGCCGTGATGGCTTCGCTAGAAATCATCTTGGTTGTGCCCTGCTTGTTGCCATAAGCATAGGCAACCACATCGCCAGAAACGCCGGAAACTTGAGCGGTTCCAACGTCCTTTTGCAGTGCGGTTGCGGCTAAACCAGCGGCAGTAACGCGGGCAAATTGTGCTACGGTTCCGGTCAACGCAATCGTGCCGTAACCTGTGTCATTGTATTGAGCCATTGTTTTGGACTCCTTCAAAAATTGTTAAGTAAGAAAATTGGTTACAGACTACGAGTTGACTTCGTTGAGCATTTCCAAGCGGATGTTTGGATCAGCTTTTTCGACTTCGAGAATCGCCTTTTCACGACTCAAACCGGATTGAATCTTGGCAGATACCAATCCAGTCCAGCGGGCGCGGGCTGAAGCTGGAGCACTTGGCGTTTGAGATTTGGCAACAGGCTTAACGCCGGATTGCTGGGCTTTTGCTTTGCACATTTCATCTTCTTCCGCTTTGGCTTTTGCAAGTGCCAGTTGGACTTGCTCATCTTCCATCGCTTTGGCTGCTTTCATCGCTGAAAGTTCTTCTTCCATCGCTTTGACTTTGGCCGAAAGAGTTTCGTTTTCTTCTTGGAGTTCTTCACCCATCGCTGTGGTGACTTCCTCCATTGGCATTTCTTTTTCCATGCAACGGACAATGAAAGTCTCTTTTGCTTTTGGGAATGCCGCTTTGATCTGTCGTACAGTTGCGGCAACGGGTTTGGATTCGCTCATTGGTTTTTCCTTTGGTTGCGAATTTTTGTTGCCACCAGAGCCAGCACCGAACAGTGCTGCTACAACTCCATGCGGCAGATTATTTAATGTGGAAGGTGATCGAGTCGGGATCACGCTTTCACTTGCAATTGATGTCACCAATCCAGCTTTTAGGGCTTGGTCGGCGTTGAAGTAAGTTTCTTGGTTCAGGATTTCGCTCATTGCTTCGATTGGCGTTCCGGTTTTCTCCGAGTAGATTTTCAGCATGCTGTCCTGCAATTGAGCAAGCAACGCTGCATTTTCGGAGAGCGATTTCGAATTGCCCTCAACCTGCATGTAGGGAGCGTGAAGCATCATGTAAGCATTGCTGGCTGCAACAATCTCATCACCAACCATTGCAAGCAAACTTGCCGCACTGAACGCCACGGACTCAATCTTGACAATCTTTTTTGATGGATGCGTTTTGAAAATGTCAAAACATGCCAACGCTTCGAAAACAGAACCACCCTCGGAATTCAAGATGATTTCGAGCGGTTTGTTTGGGTCTGCTTGAGCCACCAATTGACGAGCAGTTGCTGACGAGAATTCTCCTTCAGCCTTGCCGATTACAGCATCGACGATAATTCGATTACTCATTCAGTGCCCTCCTGAAGTTCTGGAGCGTCAACCGTTCCATCGCTTGCATCCAGAATCAACGCATCAACATTCGCCGCAGACAATCCAATCCCGCTTAGGAATATTCTTGCCTTGGCTTCGCTGGTTGTTCCTGCCGCAAACTCTTTCAAAATATCCTCAATCGCTTTTCTGTTTCGGTTCCATTGCTGGCGAGACAGTCCAGCAAATTCGCCGGTTCCAACTTGTTCAGTTGCTTGTTCGCCTTCTGCTGCTTTTGTCTGAGCATCAACCAGTGCGGGATCTTGCATCGCAACCGTCACGCCGGCAGGCATTGGCAACGGAATTAGATCCCGCCAGGTCAATTGCGGGCTTGTTGGATTGTTTGCATTGAACTCGGCTGCTCGCTTAGCTGCCATATCAATCGCAAATGCGTTATCGCTGACAATCTCCTCACTGACTTCTTCCCAATCCTTGCCGCGAGCTGCGTGTAATCGTCGTGGGCTGGTCAGTGCGTTCTTGAGTTGCTCAGCATCGCCCAATGCATCAGCAACGGGTTCGATGTAAGTCCAAGTTGGAGGATGCCAGTTGTGGCCCAAGACATTGATTCCAGACTTCTGCGAAACCTTCCGCAGTGCTGGATCGCTTGCCAACCATTGATTGACTTTCCAGATATATGCGGGTTTGTTGAACCGCCGAACTAGATTAAGCTGATCCGCAACGAATCCTTTTCGTGCTTCGTCAACCGCGCCACGCCACCCGCTGAAGTTTGTTTCGCTGCCGTCCATCAAGACCAGGCACAATGGCAAGCCAAAATTGACTCCCAAGATTTGCATAATCAAGCGGACTTGCTGAAAGTATTCGCTGTTGGGAATGTTTGGCGAAAAGCCCTTTAGTGTCTCTCCGGCTTCGGCAAAGTACTCCATGCCAGGACTATAGCCGGCAACCGTTCGAGTCCCGGTTCCGGTTGACTCCGTTCGGCTTTCCATTCCATCAGAACCGCCATCGGTAATTGGTGGCGATGAGTCGTTGCCGTTTGGCGCGTACTCATGCAGGATCGCCCACATCGATACCATCTGCTGCTGTACCAACTTTGCAAAGTTGATATCCTCGAGCATTCCAGACAGACCAAAGATTGGAGCAAGTTGAGTTATTCCGCGAGTTTGATTGACTCGTCGGGGATTGTACAGGTGGAACAACTGACGAACGCCGGCTGAATTGCGAACGTCAATTGGATCGCGTTGTCTTGTTTGACCGAAAACGTCAACTTCTTCAACCAAGTGGTATCGCTCACGCTTTCCATACTGGTTGGCTTCGACGCCGAGAAAAACGCCGGGAGTTGTTGACTTTGTGCGAATCAAATGCGATTCAAGAACTTGCAGAGAACCGTCCTCAGTCCCAAGAACAATAGCATCGCCGTCGATTGATTCCGACCGGCAGAGACTGCGTTCCATTTCCTTAACAGTCATTTCGCCAGCGATGTCGCACTGGTCTGGATCGTTGGAGAATTCGTCCCAACGCTGCCACAAATCCAAGTCCAGCTTCTTGTCGCCCGTTTTGGGATCGAGCGTAAAACCTTGCTGAACGATGTTATCAACCCGCCGATCCGCCAGCGTCCCTACCAGCGAATCGTTCCGATCCATGTCACGGGCTTGCTCGATGTCTGCATAATATTGCGTCTCGTTGCGATAGTGATAATCTGGCCCGCTGCCTTGTGGATTAACGCCAGTCCGCCGGCGAACAAACCGACTTGTTCGGCTCATGTCGTAATCGGCACGAATCTTCGCAAATGCCTGTGATATGTTTTCAGGCTTGCCTTTTACCATCGCGACACAACCTCCATGTATCGCACTGATGGACGCCGACGAGAATTATTCGATGTGTCGTTGGCTTCGATGTAAAGCCGCGCCCGCTTCAGCAGATTTTCGATTTGCTGCGTGTTGAGAGACAACGACGCACCCTCTTTGCTCGACGATTGTGGAGCAAGAATGAACCAGCGGGTCGCTGCGGTTGCAAACGCTTTTGCTTTGGAAAGACTGCCAGCTTCTTCAAAGTCTGCGTTGTCAATCAGCTCGTCTTGAACTTCGGACAATGTCATATGCCCGAAATAATATCAGCCGGATGCTGTTTTTAGATGGAAAAACCAGTGTTATAAAATAGCGGATTTTCCGACCATTATGAGTTTTTCCACCTGTCGCCAAAACCATTTTCTTCAAAGACGACATCCAGAGATTCAATTCCCTTTTTACCAATGTTTCTAGTAAGAGACTTCCTGTTCATGAGAGCATCTCTCCCGATTTTTATCATAGCCTCAAAAGATCCCGGACGATCGTCATGCCAATATCTTCTATTACGCACGCGAGCCTGTATTCTCTGGTCGCCCCAAGGGAATGGCACTTCCGGTTCTGGCTGTGTAATTTTTGCGATCTTTTCTATGGCAACCGCAATTCGCTCAAGCAATTGTTCCAGTTTGCTCACTTTAGGTTCTCCAGCACCCAGCGAATGGCGTGAGACTCAGAGTGAACTTTTGTTCCGTTTTTTAACTTGGCTCCCGCAAACTGCAGCCCACTCGCAATAGATCCTAGTTTTTCGCTCTGCTCGCGTGACAAGTGT